TCCTGTTGATCGCGCTCGGTTGGGCTTCGTGGAGGTGAAGATTCAAAATGAACTTGAACAATTCCGTGACCGTAAAGCAAATAGGTTTGCCAACATGGTCAACTCCGAGGTTGTATCCGACTTCTGACGGCGATCTAGTCACCGACTTCGCTGAGACGTTCTTGCATGTCAGCAAGGGTGTGTTGGCTGGGGAGGCGTTGAGGTTGACGGATTGGCAGTCTGGTCTGTTGGATTCGTTGTATGAACGTAGGGCTGATGGCCTGCTTCGTTATCGTCGAAGTCTTATTGGACTAGCTCGTAAGAACGGCAAGTCGCTGATTGGTTCCGTGTGTGCGCTCTACGGTTTGATTGAGGGTGAGCCTGGGGCTGAGGTGTATTCCGCTGCTGGTGACAGGATGCAGGCGCGCATTGTGTTCAATGAAGCGAAGTGGCAGATCAGTCAGTCACCTGCGTTGTCTGGTATTTGTAAGGTGTATCGAGACGTGGTGGAGGTTCCGTCAACCGGTGCGATCTATCGAGTGCTATCGGCTGACGCAAAACTTCAACAAGGTCTGAACCCAAGCACCGTCATATTTGATGAGGTTCACGTACAGCCCAATCAAGACCTTTGGGATGCTCTGTCGTTGGGTATGGGCGCACGTAAAGACCCACACATCATCGGCATCACGACAGCAGGGTTTGATCCTGACACGTTATGTGGCCGACTGTACAACTATGGCAAGCGTGTCATCGCAGGTGATCAGGTTGATGAGCGGTTTGGTATGTGGTGGTGGGAAGCACCAGAGGGTTGTGCAGTTTCGGATCGTGATGGTTGGGCTGCTGCGAACCCAAACTTGGCTGAAGGTCTGCTCGACATGGAAGACATGGAAGTCAGCATGAACCAGACGGCTGAGGTTGCGTTCAGGCGATACAGGTTGAACCAGTGGGTCAGAACGGATGGTGAGTCGTGGCTACCGACTGGGGCTTGGGAGTTGTGCCGGTCAGATATGGAGTTGAAACCTGATCTGCCCACGTTCGTTGGGGTTGATATGGCATTGAAACACGACTCGATTGCTGTGGTGATTGCCCAACCGCAAGATGGTCGTGTCGTTGTACGCGCAAAGATTTGGCATCCTGACGCGAACGCAATGGATGTGTCTGCTGTTGAGCAACACATTCGTGACATCAATCGTGAGTTCAACGTGGTGGAGAACGCCTATGACCCTGCGTTCTTCCAGCGTTCGGCTGAAGTGTTGTCGGAGAATCATGTGATGGTTGAGTTCCCTCAGTCAGCTGCACGAATGATCCCAGCATGTGGCAACTTGTACGAACTGATTGTCAACCAGGTGATCGCGCATGATGGTGATCCGATGTTCGCTGATCAAGTGTTGTCGGCTGCGCAACGATCAACCGAGTCAGGTTGGCGACTGTCCAAAGGTAAGTCGAAGCGCAAGATTGACGCTGCTATCGCGTTGGCCATCGCATCAGATCGTGCGACATCCAAACAGGAAGTCGCACCAGTAGCAGGTTTCTTTGTAGTCTAGGGAGATGACAATCTTCCTGCTAGAACTGTTCGCTGTTTCACTCATCGGTTTTGGAGTATTCTTGGTGTCGGTACCCATCGGGCTGATCTTTGTCGGCTTCACAGTTCTATTGTTCGCATTCGCATATGAGCGCGGTCAGAGGAAGGTCAAAAAGTAAATGTTGTCACGACTTCTGAACCAAGGCACCGAGGAACGAGCCGTCTCATTCCAATCGCTGTTCGCAGCCGGAGAAAACTTCTCGTTCACCACTAACGCCGGCACAGTCGTTGACCAAATATCGTCACTCAAAATTGAGGCTGTGTACGCATGCGTCCGTCTCATCTCTGATTCAATTTCAACTTTGCCTGTCGATACTTACATTCGGGTGGGTGCAGAACGCAAAGCATTCCGTCCTCGACCAACATGGCTTGACCTGCCTGAAACTGGTGTCACACGCACAGAACACTTCCAACAGGTTCTCGTATCGTTGCTGTTGAACGGTAACTCGTTCACACGTATCTTGCGCGACGATCAAGGGATTGTCGGTTTGGTGGTGTTGAACCCTGAACTAGTTGAATGTTCCCGTGATCAGGTAACACGCCGACCAATCTTCGTGTATGACAACCGTGATGTGATCAGTGCTGACGACATGATCCACATCACCGAGATGCGTTTGCCAGGTGAACTTCGTGGCCGTTCCAAGATTGACCTGATCAAAGAGAACCTCGGTTTGGCTAAAGCGTTGGAGGAGTTCGCTGCACGATTCTTCGGTCAAGGTTCAAGTGCGTCCGGCATCATCGAGTTCCCAGGCAACCTCACCCGTGAGCAAGCCAAAGATTTGGTGTCATCGTTTGAAGAAGGTCATCGAGGTTTGCGCCGGTCACATCGTCCAGGTGTGTTGTTCGGTGGAGCAAAGTTCACCAAGACAACCGTTGACAACGATTCGGCACAGTTCCTAGAATCACGCCGCTTCGCCATCGAAGAGATTGGTCGCATCTTCCGATGCCCACCATCAATGCTTGGTGTCACCACAGCTGGAGCGATGTCGTATGCATCGGTAGAACAGAACGGCATTCACTTCGTTCAACACACATTGCGTCCGTACATCTCCAAGATCGAGGATGGATACCAGAAGTTGTTGGACAGTCGCGCATTCTTGAAGTTCAACGTGGACGGTCTGCTGCGTGGCGATCAAGCCTCACGGTATGCAGCGTTCTCAACAGGTCTGCAATCAGGTTTCTTGTCAATCAACGACATTCATCGCATTGAGGATATGGCTCCGACTGAGGGTGGGGATGTGTATCGTGTGCCGTTGGCGAACGTGGATATTGCTGCTGCTAATTTGTCTGAGTTGGATCGCAAGTCGGTGATTGCTCAGCGTCTGATTCTGTCTGGGTTTGATCCTGCTGAGGTGATGGCTTCGTTGGAGTTGCCGAAGATTGCGCACACTGGTGTCCCTTCGACACAGTTGCAGGCGTTGTCTACGATCAATCCTGCTGATCCTGCTTCGGTGTATGAAGTGAAGTCGCAGGATATGAATATCAATATGCCTGAAGTGGTGTTGAACTACACGCCTCCGGCTGTAAATGTTCCTGCACCAATCATCAATGTTCCTGAGACTGTCGTTCGAGTGAACATCCCCCAGTCGAAGCCAACTGTTCGTACGGTTGAGCGTGATGGTGATGGACGGATTTTGACGATCACTGAAAGGGTTGAAGACTAATGGCACACGGAATCGGTTCATATTTGGGGAACGCTTGGATGAATGCGTTGGGTAATGCCACGTCGTTCTCGGTGGCCTTACCATACGTAAAACTTCACACTGGTGATCCTGGTGCTGCTGGTACTGCGAACCCTGCTGTGGAAACGACACGCAAGTCTGTGTCCTTTGGTGCTTCTTCTGCTGGTGCGTTGGCTTCGGATGCAGATATCAGTTGGACTAATATCGCAGGTTCAGAAGATGCAACTCACTTCACAGTTTGGGATGCGTCAACAGCAGGAAACTTCTTGTTCTCTGGCACAATCACAGCCAACCCTTACACGGCTGGTGATACTTACACAATTAGTTCGGGCAATCTCACCGTCTCATTGACGCTCGCATCGTAGGTTCGTGATGGCCGTTCAACGGTTCGTCCTTGACTCAACCACACTCAACAACGCAGGCTTCGGTCTTGGTGGCGGTCAAGCGTTCATTCTTGACACGTCAACTCTTGACGGCGCAGCTGTTCTTGATGGTGGTCAGTTCCTAACTGTTGCCACCGGCACATCGTCGCTTGGTGGGACAAGTGCTACAGCAACGGCAACAGTCAAACATTCTGCAACACTTGCCTCCTCATTGGGTGGCACAAGTGCTACAGCATCAGCAACAGTCAAACATTCTGCAACACTTGCATCCTCATTGGGTAGTGGCACGAATGCTGCTGTGGCAACAGTTGTCGTGCCTGCTGTTGGCAGTGTCGCATTAGGTGGGCTTGATGCTTCTGCTCAAGCCAAAGCGAAAAAGAGTGTGTCTGCGAATGCTGATCTTGGTGGGTTGGATGCGTCTGCTTCTTCGCGT